CAACGTATCGCTGGTGGCATTGGCACATCTTTATCAATTACTAATGACACTAGCTCAAATACTGCATATAACTTAAGCATGGTAAATGCCACTTCAGGCTATGCTAGTAATTTATTTGTTGACAGCCCGAATTTAACTTTTAATCCTTCTGTTGGTGGTGGCGGTCCTTTTTCTGGAGCATTACATACACCATCACTATATGTTAGCGGGTATTTAATTATTGGCGATACCGGAAGCACAGTATTAAGTGGTTGGGAAGCATATCCAGATGGCTATTTAGTATCTTATAAGTCTAATGTTGGCGCTGGCACTTACGATAGAAGTATGGTCACAAACCCAAGTAACTGGTTGGGTATTGGCGTAAATGGTGCCAGTTTAGAAGAGCCTCCAGTATATGCTCCTTTATATGTACAAAGCACAACTGCTAACCCGCAGTTTATGATTGCCAATGGTACAGACGCTGCAAACGGATTAAACTTTTATGTAGATGGTTCACAAAATGCAACTATTCTCAATTACAACAACGCATCATTAGGTTTTGGCAATAATAACGCCGTCAAACTTACAATGGATACTTATGGTAACCTTAACCAAGTAATTCCATCTTCAAATATCCATGGTGCTATTCAAGAAGTTTACTATCGTTTTGTAAACTCTAGCGGCACAAGTTTAGTTAATTTTAATGCTTACGATGGTAGCATTATTGGTGGTCCATCTGGTTCAGGCTATTTAGAAATTAACATGAACAATGGCAGTAATGATCAGGCAAACTTCTTAAGTATTGGATATAACGGACAGTTTGGTTTTAACCAAAACTGGGGTACTTATGGTCAAGTATTTATGTCAAATGGTACAGCTTCACCACCAGTATGGATTAACGTTGGTAGCCTACCTTCTATAAGAGCTGGTAAAACAGAAATTACACCGATTGAAGATGTAAGCTGGATGAACAAATTAACGCCTGTGTCTTACTACAGATTGAAACAAAATGATAAAGGTGAGTACACAGACGAAGCTGAATTAGAAATTGACTTTGGTTTGATTGCTGAAGATGTTGAACCAATCAATCCAGATATGTGTTTTTATAAAGATGGCAAATTAGCTGGTGTTCGTTACTTCCAGCTTATTGCACCATTGCTTAAAAAAGTTCAAGACCTTGAAGCTCGCCTTGCGGCGGTAGAAGGTAAGTAATGGCAACAAAAAAGAAAACCCCTTCCCTTGCAATTGGTCGTGGTGAAAAGTTGCCTGTATCTAAGGGTGCTGGGCTTACTGCAAAAGGTCGTGCTAAGTATAATGCAGCTACAGGTAGCAATTTAAAAGCTCCACAACCAGAAGGTGGAGCACGGAAGAAATCTTTCTGTGCTCGCATGTCTGGTATGCCAGGCCCAATGAAAGATGCAAATGGCAAACCAACTCGTAAGGCGGCTAGTTTAAAACGTTGGAAGTGTGGTACAAAATGACTTTAGATGACCAAACTAAATCAGAACTAATACAACTTTTAAAAGAAGCAGTATTAGAAGCAGTTGAACACCATCCCCTAACTGACGAAGAAATTCAATGGGTTAGAATGGCAATTAAAGCCGAAGCTGAACGTGCACAATTACGTAAAGCTATTATTGAAAAGTCTTTAACTGGTTTGGTTTGGATGGCTCTTTGTGGAATTGGTGTTTTAATGTGGAGCGGTTTTAAGGACTATATTAAATAATGCCAAGTACATCTAAAAAACAACATAATTTAATGGAAGCTGTCGCACACAATGCAGCGTTTGCCAAAAAAGTTGGTATTCCACAATCAGTTGGTAAAGATTTTTCTAAAGCTGATAAAGGCCGTAAGTTTGGTGTCGGTGGCGGAGTTGGTGTAACTCGTGGTGGTAAGGGTATGATTAACCGCCAAGAAACAAGATTTGGCAGTATTTTAGGGCAAGAAAAGAATGCTCCAAATATTAATCTAAATAAGTTTATTGGTAAGAAAGAGGGTGGTTCCGTGAAGCATGACGATTTAGCAGCAGATAAGAAGCTCATCAAAAAGGCTTTTGGTATGCATGACAAACAAGAACATCCGGGTAAACACACGGATTTATCTAAACTTAAAAAAGGTGGAATGGCTATGAAAAAGATGGCAAAAGGCGGTTCAACAGGTATGGGCCCTAAAACTATGGCTAAAGACGTAGAAAAAGGCTCAAACAAACTTTTAAAATTTGGTGAGTCTGCAGTTCAAAAGCGTGGCCATACTAAAGGCAAAAACCTTGGTGACTCTGGTAAGACTATGGGCATCATGGGCGGTATGAAAAAAGGCGGTAAGGCTACTACGAAGATGTGTGGTGGCGGTATGAAGGGCAAAAAATAATCATGGCCATGGATAAAGACGAAGTAAAGGCTATGAAAGCCAAAGAAGCTAAGACTAGAAAAGAAAAACTAGCCGCTTCTGCTTTGCATGATGCCGCAGTTATGGATAGCATGAGAAGTTCTATGGGTGTACCTACAGCCGCTCAAGCTGCTGCACCTGCTCAGCCTCCAGCATCAATGGACCAAATGGGTAATACAACTGGCATGAAAAAGGGTGGTAAAGTTGGCTCTGCTTCTAAACGTGCTGACGGTATTGCATCTAAGGGTAAAACCCGTGGAAAGATGTGCTAAACATGCCTGATAAGCAACTAGAGTTAAGCCTAGATCGCCCTGATGTAGCCGAAGCCAAAGACAAAGTACGTCAAATGGCAGAAGAGCATCGGGCTAAGGTAGCGGCTGAAAAGGCCTATACCAAACCAGGCATGAATACTAGAGTTGGTGGTGTTGGTGGTGATGGCGCAGCGGCGGATATAAAAATGTTGTTAAATCCAAAAGCTATGAAAAAAGGTGGCACCGCTTCTAGCCGTGCTGATGGCTGTTGCATTCGTGGAAAGACAAGAGCATGATACCTTCTCGTGGTATGGGCGCAATTGCCCCTTCTAAAATGGGTACGCCAAAAACTAAGGCTCGCCGTGACAATACTGATTTTACCGAATATAAAGAAGGCGGCGAAGTCTGGAATAAACCACGTCCAAAAGGGCTAGGTAAACCAAAAAAAATGTCTGCAGCAAAAAAGTCTAGTGCTAAAGCAATGGCTAAAGCGGCAGGCCGACCATATCCAAATTTAGTGGATAATATGAGAGCGGCAAGGGGTAAGAAGTGAACTGGGCTATCCATTTATGCTTTATAAATGGGGTTGCACTAGGTATTGAAGTAATAGATGATTATGAAGAAGCGTGGGTTTTAATCGTTGATTTACTTATACTGCGTATTGGCGTTGAGATTGAAAGAAAATAAATAATGGCTACTTCCGGTACCACAGCGTTTAATTTAAATATGAATGACCTCGTTGAAGAGGCGTTTGAGCGTTGTGGTTCTCAACTTCGTTCTGGTTATGACTTCCGTACTGCACGCCGTAGTATGAACTTGCTCACCATTGAATGGGCAAATCGTGGTATTAACCTTTGGACAGTTGAGCAAAATCAAATTATTTTAAATACTGGACAAGCTATTTATCCGTTGCCTTTAGATACGATTGATATCATGGATGCGGCAACTCGCCAATACAACGGCCAAAACCAAAATCAACAAGATATCAATATTAACCGCATTAGTGAGTCTACATATTTGTCGATTCCAACTAAAAATGCGTATGGCCGACCAATTCAGTTTTATGTAAACCGTCAATCAGGTAACATTGCTTCTATACCACAAACTACCGTAGCTGCAGGCTACCCAATCGCTTCTACAGACACAACAATTACCTTAACCGACGCTTCTGGATTACCAACGCAAGGTTTTATTAATATAGGTAGCGAAACTATTGGCTACCAAAACATTGTAGGCAACCAAATTATTAACGCCTGGCGTGGCCAGAATGGCACAACTGCCGCATCTCATGCTGCCCTAGCAAACGTATTTGTAAACAACTTGCCTTGTATTAACGTATGGCCTACGCCTAACGCTCCGGGTAATCAATACACATTTGTGTACTATCGTATGCGTCGTTTGCAAGATGCTGGTGATGGTACAACTACAGAAGATATTCCATTCCGTTTCATCCCATGCATGGTTGCTGGGCTTGCTTACTATTTAAGCATGAAAATAC